TAAGCCGCTGAAACCTAACGTATCTTGGGTGGTCTAAATGGATGACGGACGATTAAAGGCGATTCTCCAAGGTGAGATTGATAACGCGATAGGTTTCTTGGAGACCGAGACGGTCGAGCAGCGGAAGAACGCTCTCACGGCCTACATGCGAGATCCTTATGGGAACGAGGTAGAAGGTCGCAGCCAGATCGTAACCGGAGAGGTTGCAGAGGCTATCGACGGGATGCTTCCGCCTCTCATGCGTTTGTTTACGTCTGCTGATGAGATTGGCGTATTCGAGCCTGTAGGCCCAGGCGATGAGCCTATGGCAATGCAAGCTACCGAGTATTGCAACTGGGTGCTGATGAAGCAGAACCCAGGCATCTCGATCATGCACGATTGGTTTAAGGACGCGATCCTTCAGAAGGTCGGTGTTATCAAAGCCTACTGGGACGACTCGATTTCAGTCACTAAGGAACAGTACGCGAACCTGACAGACGATGAGCTAGCCATGCTTATGTCTGACGGGACAATGGAGATCGCAGCCCAAGAAACGATAGAGCAGGACATAGACGGGCAAGTCATGCGTGTTCATAACGTAGCACTCATGAAGAAAACCAAGGCTGGCAAGGTCAAGGTCGAGAACGTGCCTCCAGAGGAGTTCCTGATCTCTAAGGCGGGAAAGACCGTAAGAGACACGCCTTTTGTTGCACATAGGAAACTCATCACGAGGTCTGATCTTGTGGCGATGGGGTTCGATCCTGAGATCGTGATGAACCTTCCGGTTTACAACGACTTAGAGTTTAGTGCTGAATATATCGCTCGATACAACCGAGACGAACAACCGTACATGGAGCCGAGTCTCGACAAGTCCATGCAGACGGTTGAGGTTTTCGAGTGCTACCTAAAGACGGACTATGACGGAGATGGGATTGCAGAGCTGAGACGGGTTCACTTTTCGGGCAACGAAATCCTAAGTAACGAGGAAACCGATTATGTGCCGTTTTACTCCATCTGTCCTATTCCGATTCCTCACAGGTTCTTTGGGGATTGCCCTGCTGATCGTACAGTTGATCTCCAGCTTATCAAGACTACTGTAACCCGTCAGATGCTCGATAACCTGTACCTTCAAAACAATACCCGCATGGGTGCTGTAGAAGGTCAGGTCAACCTCGATGACCTCTTAAGCGTTACTCCTGGTGGTGTGGTTAGGATGAAGAACCCTGCCGCATTGGTTCCGATTACGACACCTCCTGTCGGTCAGCAAGCCTTTCCGCTTCTTGAGTACTTAGATCAAGTCCAAGCAAAGCGCACAGGCGTGACAGAAGCCTCTCAGGGTCTTGACCCTAACATCCTTCAGAACGTGACTGCCGCGGCCATAGCAGCCCTTACGCAGGCCTCACAAGGCAAGATTGAGCTTATCGCTAGGATCTTTGCAGAAACAGGCGTAAAAGACTTATTCAAAGGACTCTTACACCTCTTATGCAAGTACCAGGACAAGTCAGTCATTATTCGGATGCGCGGCCAGTATGTTCAGTACGATCCACGAGAGTGGTCGAACCAGTACGACTGCACAGTGAATGTCGGACTTGGCACTGGGAGCATGGAGCAAAAGATGGCAATGCTCTCAATGGTTCTGTCCAAGCAAGAGCAGATCATTCAAGCGTACGGCCCGAACAATCCTTTAGTGTCTGTCTCGCAGTACAGATCAGTCTTAGGAAAGTTGATTGAGGCAGCAGGGTTCCCAGATTCAGCAGAGTTCTTTAAGCCTGTAGGCCCAGAAGTTGATGCTGCACTTGCACAACCTCAACAACAACAAGGCCCAGACCCTGCTATTCAAATGATGATGGCTCAAGCTCAGGCAGATATTGAAATCAAGCGTCAAAAGGCAATGGCCGATATTCAGCTTGCTAGAGAAAAGGCTTTGGCTGAGCTAGAACTCAAGCGTATGGAGTTTGAGGCAGAAGCGCAGATGAAGGCGATGAAGGTTGGGGCAGGTATAACTGGCAACGTCGAGATACCAGGGTAATCATATGAATGAAGAAGTCGTTAAGTTTGTCCTAGCCTACCTTGACCAACCTAAGGTTATTTACGATGCGATGGTTAGGCTTGGCGTTAATGTCGACCAGCTTGCAGAGGCTATTGGTAGGCCAGTTGCAGACATAAAACTTTACTTTACGAACGCTAACTTAGTGGCTCCAGGTATGGAGGAGGCTCAACCTGAGCCAGAACCACAGCCAGAACCGCAACCACAACCACAACCAGAACCACAACCACAACCAGAACCACAACCGCAGCCTACTCCATACGATATTAAATATGCAGAGATGCAGAATATATTGAGCGGGGTTGCTGGAATTGGATCAGCAGACTATGAGTGGTGGACAAACAATAAAACGCTTGATGAAGCAAGGGCGTTTGTAAACGATCGTTATGCAACAATCAAAAATATTCTCGGTAATATCCCAGGCTTAACGGATGCTGATTTTTCGTGGTGGACAAGGAACAAAACTCCAGATGAGGCGGTTGCATTCGTTGCATCCACTGTTGCTGTACCGCCGGTAATAATTGAACCACCAGTTGTAACACCACCTCCAGTAACAGAACCACCGGTTATTACCGAGCCTCCTGTTATTACCGAACCTCCAGTCATTACCGAGCCGCCGGTTATTACGCAACCTCCTGTCATTACGCAGCCTCCTGTCATTACGGAGCCTCCAGTTGTAACGCAACCTCCGGTTGTCGAGACACCGATTTTTGTTCCTACCGCGCCCCTTCCTGTAAACCCAACCCCAACTTTGAATCCTTGGCAGAAACTTGATGCAAACGGGAATATTGTCGAAAAGACAATGGCCGATTACACGACGCAAGAGAGGATTCCCCTTGCTCAAAACGTCATTGACCAAAACAAGCTGCAAGGAAAGCTGGTAACGCCCAGTGAGTTTAGAACTTTTGCTTTAGCTCAAGGCGTTCCGGAATCTCAGTTAGATGCCTTAATAAACGGCCTAACCTTTCCTCAACAGCCTGTAGTTAATCCAACCCCAAACCCTTGGCAGACTGTTGACCAATCGGGGAATATTGTTCAAAAGAAGCTGTCTGATTACACATCTGCCGAGCTAATTCCGTATATACAAAATCTCTTTCGAGACAACCCGAACGCTACGGCGCAAATGGTCAGGCAGTACGCTGCCTCACAAAATGTTCCTGCAAGCGTGATTGATGCGGCCTTAGGCGGTGTACAGGTTCCTACTGCAAACTTCTCTCAGTTCACAGTAGGCGGTGGTAATACAAGTCTTGCTACACCTACAACTGATTTCTTTTACGGCGCAGGCCCAACAGAACAAGCCCCTTATATGTTCAAGTCAGGGGCAGCGGGATATACCCGTTTGCTCCCTCAGTCATTAGAGTTTGGCGTTCCTGCTGCTACCGGAACCAAGCCAGTGTTTACGCCTGGGATCTTCGACAAAACCGCTTTGCAAAACGCTTTTGAGGCTCAAACTGGCATTAACTATGGCGGCGAGGCAGTTGATTCTATTCAGCAGCAGCTACAAGAGGCTAGCTACATGGGCGGGAAGATCACGCCAGATAAGATTGCTTATGAGAAAGGCGGGAAAGTCAAAGGTCTGCTTGGGCCAAAGCCTGATAGCCCTGACGACGGTTATGCAAGCCTACAAGTTGGCGAATACGTCATTCGCAAGAAGGCTGTCAACAAGTACGGAGAGGATTTCCTAGAGGCTCTTAACGAGTCACGAATCCCCAAAAAGAAGGCTAAAGGACTTTTATGACGCAACGTTGGGAACGAGCAAAGGCTTTACTTGGCGATGAGTTTCTGAACGAAATCTTCGCTGAGTTGGAAAAAGACAACATCGAGCGTATTATCAATAGTCATCAGGACGACATTGAGCTTCGTGAGGATTCGTATCTCATGATTAGCGCAGTGCGTCGTGTGAAAGCGCGTCTTGAGTCCGTTGCCGCCGAAGGCGAGATGAACAAGAGACGATTCAAACTTTTTAAGTAGAGGTTAGTTTATGGAAAGCAGCAACCCGCAAGGGACTAGCTTGACAGTGGGACAGGCAGCAGACACGTTTCTTGGCATGATGGCTGGCAACGAGATTCTTAAAGAGCAACCTCAAAGCCAGCAAGAATACCAAGAGGTCGAGGCCGGTGAATCTGAGCATGAGGAAGCAATAGAGGAGGCTCAAGAGGAGGAACAGCGTTTTGTCGTGAAAGCGGCAGGTGAAGAACGCGAGGTGACCCTCCAAGAGTTGATCGAAGGCTACCAAAAAGGCACTGATTACCATAAGAAAACTAACGCGCTTGCAGAACAGCGTAAAGCCGTAGATGCAGAGAAAGCCGCTGTCGAGCAAGCAAAGCAGGCACGAGATGCCTACGCCCAACGCTTGCAGGTAATGGATCAATTCCTAAGCCAGCAAATGAAGGGTGAAGATATTGAGAGTTTGAAAGAGACCGACCCCATTGCATATGCGGTGAAGGTCGCGGAAATGACTCGCCAAGAGAAGCAACTCCAGCAGTTAAGGGCCGAGCAGCAACGCATTGCCAGAGAGCAACAAGCCGAGCAAGAGGTTCATATGGAGAGGCGTATCGCGGAAGAGGCGCAGAAGGTTGCAAATGCAATCCCAGACTACGCCGATCCAAAGAAGGGTGAGAAAGTCCGTAGTGATTTAAGAGCGTTTGCAAAGAGCATTGGTTACTCTGATGCGGAACTTGCAAGTGCGACTGACTCTCGTGCCGTGGTGACGTTATGGATGGCCGCGCAGTATCAGAAATTGCAGCAGAGTAAGCCTGGGGTAACCAAAAAGGTTACGGAGGCTCCGAAGTTGCTAAAGCCTGGGACTGCCACAGGTAAGACCATTCAGTCAGAAGCAGCAAAACAGGACTTTGCGCGTCTCAAAAAGACAGGTAGTCGACAGGACGCTGCAAGGGTTTTTGAAAGATTCTTGTAATTAGGAGTTAAAAATGACTGTTCCTTCAGGTACATTTCAGACCTTTACCGCTATCGGTCAGCGTGAAGATCTAACCGATGTTATTTACAACATCAGCCCGACCGAGACACCTATCCTTTCGTCGCTTGCTCGCACCAAGGCAACGGCTGTCTACCACGAGTGGCAGACCGACACGTTGGCAGCAGCAACAACCAACAACGCACAGGTTGAAGGTGACGACGCTACAGCGGCACCCATTAGCCCGACGACTCGTCTCGGTAACTACACACAGATCGTTGCTAAGACGATCCAGGTGTCAGGCACGATGATGGCCGTTGATCTTGCAGGACGTCGCGCAGAGAAGGCTTATCAACTCTCGAAGGCTTCACAAGAGCTCAAGCGTGACCAAGAGACGATCCTTGCTGCTAACCAAGGTCGCAGTGCTGGCAACTCGTCCACGGCTCGCAAGTTGGGTTCGCTTTTGTCTTGGCTCAAGACTAACTCGAACTACAACACGACTGACGGTGCTAACCCCACCACCATCGGTGTTTCGACTCGTTCGGACGGTACAACTCGTACCTTTACCGAGGCAATCCTTAAGGATGGCGTTCAGCAGGTTTACACCTCTGGCGGCAGCCCCAAGATCCTCGTGGTCGGCCCTGCACTCAAGCAGACCGTTTCGGCCTTTGCTGGTATCGCAGCACAACGCTACATGGCTCCTTCTGACGCACCGACGACCATCATCGGCGCAGCAGATGTGTACCTGAGCGACTTCGGTTCGATCTCTGTAGTCCCAGATCGTTTCGTTCGTAGCCGTGATGCGTTCATCCTCGATCCTGAGTATGCAGCGATTGGTTATCTGCGCCCCTACCAGACCAACGAGCTTGCCAAAACTGGCGACTCCGAGAAAACTCAGATC